TTAAACTAATAAAGATAAGTAATAGTAGATGAGCGCCAGCTTGCGTAGGGTATTATTAAATGCTAACTTATGGCGCAAGGTGACCTTATTAAAACGAGAGGACTATCGGCAAATAAAAGATGAACAATGATAAATTTTTAGGACACAACGGCTTTCTATGGTTCGTTGGCGTTGTGGAAGATAGAGCGGATCCTCAGTTCGCCGGCAGAGTCAGAGTACGTTGCTTAGGACATCACACGTCTAATACAACAATATTGCCTACAGCTGATCTACCGTGGGCGCAGGTTGTTCTTCCGATTACATCATCTGGTATATCTGGTTTGGGTCAGTCGCCGTTGGGTCTAGTCGAAGGCTCTTGGGTGTTTGGATACTTTAGAGATGGAAGTAATAGACAAGAACCGTTAGTCATTGGTTCATTACCTGGAAAGCCGGCCGAGCTGGCACAGGCGTCAGGCTTCTATGATCCAAATGGTATCTATCCAAAATACAAGAATGAACCTGATGTCAATAGACTAGCTGTCAATAATGAAGACAATCCACATTTAGCTTTAACATTAAGACAATCTACACGTATCACTGGTATAGCCACAGCTGATTTTAATACAATTACAGCTGCCGATGGTTCTATCATAGCCGCAAGTGATGGCGACACATTTGACCAACCTAGTATACCTTATAACGCCAGCTATCCATACAATCACGTATATGAATCCGAATCAGGCCACATACGAGAATATGACGATACACCTGGCTATCAAAGAATATACGAGAGCCACCGTACTGGTACGTCATATGAAATAGACGCCAGCGGTAATAAAACAGATATCATAAAGGGAACACATTACACATTAGTAAGTGACAGCAATAAACACTTTATACAAGGCAACTCAGATGTCACAATAGATGGAAGACATAAGATATACATTAATAAGAATAACGTAGAAAACAATCATTATGATATACAGGTAGGCGCCGGCGCTTCCATTAATATACAAGTAGATGATGGCGATGTAAATGTACACACAGTAACCGGTAAAATCAATATGAACGCCGGCGGTGACTACAATTTAAAGGTCGGTGGGAATATGAACGTAGTGGTAGAAGGAAATACAACAGAAACCATTGAAGGTACAAAGACTAGTAATACAACAGGCGCCGTTGTCCACCGTGGCTCTACAATAGACCTAAACCCGTAAGACAAATAAGGAATAAGCTTATCTATGAATACACAAATAAGAAGCAAGCTTATTTGTCAAAAATGCGAGAGAGAAAAGGCCATTGTAAAAGCCAGTGCTTACCTTAATCTATAAATGTAATAACAACTTTAAGGCAATAGCGAGAGATAGGTGGTGCCCAAAAACTAAAGGCAATTGCTAAATAAAGATACTAGACAAATTTTTTCTCGTATATTTTTTAGTCTATAAAGATTGCGACTATATTCTTTCTACTTGTACTATTGTCTTAAACTTAAACATAGAATACATCTTTTCTTTTAAGTATCTAAAAGACGTTTTACCAAAGTGCGGTTCTCTTAACAAGTATTTTGAATTGTCTTCAATTAACTCTTTTAAGTCAATTATATTACTAATTGTTTTTTCTTCAATTAAACGTTTAAGTAATAAACATACTCTTAATGGGGTCGGATTGTGATTTTTCATTTCTTTTTCACAATTGATTATTAAGTCTTTTAAGTCTTTGTTCATAATGTCTCCTTTTTTTTATTCTTATAGTATATCATAGATTCGGTGGCTTGTCAACCGGTTAATTTGTTCTAGGTTTGTTCTGGTTTGTAAAGTTGTGGTTTTATATATAGCCGTGTAGAGCGATCACAGGGAACCATAGAGTCTACTCTAAAGACTAAATAGTTATACAACTAATAAGCGACACATTTCATTACAGTACTGAATAGATTATATTCCAGAAAGGAATATCTATTGTTTAAAAGAAATAAGAAGTCAAATACAAAGACTGATAAAAAGAAACATCTACAAAGATTAAAACGACTAGCGCCTAAAGTGCCGGACTATACTTGTCCCGACATTGACTTTGTAGTTGATAGAATTGAAAAATCGTATAGAACAAAGAAACACATTACAAAGGCTTCTTTGAAAGTTCTTACACGTAAACTAGAACGATTAAGACGACAGAATGAAGATATAAGATATTTGGGAAAATACTGGTACGGTAAGTTTAAGGACTACTTTTTGTATTAGTGTTTGAGTGCCACCTGCCAGCGACTCGAAAAAAAATAGCGAGATTTCTGATTGACTTTCTCTAAATATTAGTGTATAAAAACTACTATGTTAAAAGAATTAATTAAAGATTTGCCATTTGTAAAAGGTTCAAAGTTTGAAGAAACCAAAAGTAAGTTATTGGTAAGAAATGCGGATCGAACCACACTACAAGAAAAACTAGAAGACTATTTTAAGAAAAAAAGAATAGACTTTGATAGACGTAAAAAATCGACTGAATTAGAAGTCGAAGGTGCTTCTCAAATTCTAATCTTTAAACCAATGAAAGCTCGTGGTACGGGTGGTCTAAAGTTTGAACAACAATTTACAAATGATCTGAATGATTGGTTTAGTGGAGTGGAGTTGGATAAGTTAACCTCTGGCGATACCATTAAGTTATTAAAAGAAAAGTTAAAGTTAAGACAAAATAGTAAGTATCGTGCTGAACAGGTTGGTGCTCGTAACACACGAAGACCACCATCGTTTTCTGGAAGTAAAGTAAAAGTAACCAACAATAGTGGATTGGCTGTTTCTGATGTGGACTTGTTTACGAATAAGACCTATTATCTATCACTTAAATTTTCAAACTCGTTTTACATCTATAATGGAAGTATTGGTAACTTCTTTAAACAGTCCAATACTAAAAAAGGAATTAATGAGTTTTTTGGTTTTGATGGTTACCAAATGGGAAAAGCGTTTGGTAAAGAATATGCCACTATGACACGTAAACCAAACTATTCTGTTATAACAAATAATTTAAAACAATTGATTATTGAAGCATTAGGTCCAGATGTGGTGTTAGTTAATAAAATATCACAAGGCGTTAACCATATCTCTGTGGTCAAAGGATATGGTCATAAAGTTGCAATTACAGGATTAAACAAAGATAGTTATTTGTATGCGGAAAAGGGTGTACGTAAATATAACAACATTAAATTTAATGCGGTGATTAATGGTGCGAGTTATGTGGTGTCGTTTCAATTTAGAGGAACCACAGCGACAGATATTGGTCCAAAGTATTTAAGAATCCTCTTACAAAAAAAGTAATATTAAACTTTTGTTACATCACTTTTGTACTTGTTAAATACTTTAAGTTCTATTTAACAAGGAGTTTAGAATGAGATTATTATTAATCGCTTTTATTATGTCTTTGATGACAACAGTTAGTTATGCAAGAGATCAAATATCAATCGTAGGTTCTTCTACAGTATTTCCATTTTCAACAGTCGTAGCCGAAAAAGTAGGTAAAAAAGGTATTAAAACACCTGTGATTGAATCTACTGGTACAGGTGGCGGTATGAAATTGTTTTGTAAAGGTATCGGTGTAAATACACCTGATATGACAAACGCTTCACGTGCCATTAAACCAAAAGAAAAGAAGTTATGTTTTGAAAATGGCGTAACCGATATTTCACAAGTGATTGTGGGTTTAGATGGTATTGCTATTATTCGTTCACTTAAAAATGAACCAGTAAACTTTACACAAGAACAACTATGGCAGGCCTTATCAGCAAAAGGTTCATTACCTAAAAAATGGTCTGACATTGATCCAAGTTTACCCAATATCAAAATACAAGTATTAGTTCCACCACCAACTTCAGGTACAAGGGATGCGTTTAATAGTTTAGTAATGGCAAAAGGCTGTGCTAAAGAAGTTAAAGAGGCAAACAAAAAAGATTGTACACTATTAAGAGAAGATGGTGCCGCTATTGAGGCAGGTGAAAATGATACTTTGATTATTAACAAGATTGTAGGTGACCCTAATAACTTTGGTATTTTAGGTTTCTCTTATTACGAAGCTAATAAAGATAAAGTAAGAGCAGTTACAATCAATGGTAAATCAATATCAAAACAATCCATACAAGATGGTTCTTATCCAATAAGTCGACCATTATACTTTTATGTAAAAAATCAACACAAAGGTGTCATACCTGGTATTGATGAATACATTAAAGAGT